CCTTGACTTAGCCTCTCCGTTTTGAATCTTCTTTATATCAATATATCTGAATCCCTTTCTGCTCATTTTTCTTGCATATCTAATAGTCGATCCGTACCAATACATTTTATCCCACTGCATTATCGCATATCCAAGGCACTCAGGATTAATCTGCTCTACAAAACTTTGCAGAATGAAATCATCGATAATAGTGCTTGGCTCTCTTATTCTCTCATAATTTCCAGCAGCGATACCATGACCGACAATATGATTCTTATGTTTAAAATAAATCCGATTTCCTATATTCAATTTCTTCGCTTGCTTTCTGCAAACGTGAAAGTTCATATCTTCTTTACTATCGCCCTTCTTATATGATAGGAAATATTTAAACTCTGCATCATCGATCTGAATAACTATATCCATGCTTTCCCCTGCACCCCTTCTTTCTTTGCCAGTTCTTCCTGGCTGACTAACTCCGGTTCTTTATGACCATTCAATACTCTCTGCAAATTGATACGCTTCATCTTAAACTTTACTAAGTTAATATTACAAACAACGGGGATCTGGAACCAATAAGTTCTTTTCCAGCCTATCTTATAATAATTCAAATACTCCCACAACTTCCCCCCGTGTACGGCCTGCTCTTCTACGCCAAGCAATACCTGCTCGAATACTTTCCCATAACCGACTATTTTATTATCAAGCAATAAATATATTTTACCACTAAGATATTTTTTACCAAACCCTTTTTTAGTCAATAACAAAAACTCTCCCCCTGATATTTCCGTTACATAATCAGTCTGGTTCTCTAAAAACAATTCGTAATCTGTCCTGTCAATCCTTGCTATTATGTCCATGCAAAAGTTCCTCCACTACCCGCTCTATATTCAATAGTGATTCTGTGTCTATTAACTCCGGCTCTTTTATTCTCAGTTTTTTCAGCACTTTATCTATATTGATATAAGCCGGATAAAATCGTTTAATCTTTTTCTCATATGGAATCGATACTTTATACCAATAGACCCAAGCAAAACATATTTGAATACACCCGCTGTATCTCCAGGCGCCGCCATGCCATGTCATATTTCCAAGATCATTAAGCGAGCCAAAATCCCCTATTTTAGCATATCCCACAATTCTTGAACCCAGCCGGAAATATACCTTATTGCCGACCTTCAGTTTTTTCAGTTTTCTTTTAGACATCGTTACATAATTCTTTGTAGTAATAAGTTTACCGTCATTTTTATTAGGATTCTGTAATAAGATTAAATATTCCGGTCGCTCAATACTGGTTACTATGTCCATACTGTTTTGCTTACCTCCGGCTCCGGCTTTCCCTTTAATATTCGCTTAAGATTAATATATTTAAAATGGTACTGCTCAATATGTTTCTTGCAGGGGATCGGCTCTTTATACCAGTAAGTTTCTTTATATCTGATCAGACATTTATTCTTATATACCCATAGTTTGTTGCTGTAATCTATCATCATTTCATCGTCAACGATATATGCTTTTAAAACTAATCCATAAGCGATAATATGCTCTTCCAATAAGAAATATATTTTTTCATGCAGCGGCAAAGCATTAGTTACACGCCCGACACTTACCTTGAATATCTTTGGTTTTTTATTCAGTACGGCATACTTCCAGCCCCAATCATCATGAGGAAAGTCCGGATAGTTATTGACTAAATTTTTTTCCTCGCCCTTTTGTATTTCAACTGCTATATTCATATCCGAACCCCTGCTTTAAACAATATTTTGTCATATCAAAGTATTTCCAACTCTGACAACCAATCTTCTTTTTATATATTATCGGCTTTTCAAACCAGTATTGAGGCAACACAGTCAAACACATTTTCCCGATAGACTGCCACAGTATGCCTTTAGTTTGCTGCATAGTATCTTCATCAATCTCTTCTATCGCCATTACTTTATATCGCCCCTGTATTCTCTCATCGCAACATACAAAAACATTGTTTCTTATTTTCAATCTTTTTGGCCGCTTCTTTAAAATAAAGTACTCATAGCCATCATCCTTATTGTTACTCTTCTCTTTTAAATAATTTATCCCGATACTATCTGTTGAAATCACAATATCCATTATATCCCCATCTCACATTTTATTCGAGTTTTTTTATCCATATATCTAAACCCTCTTTCTTTTATATCTCTTCCATAAAAGACAGGATGGATAAACCACCAGCAATCATACCATATTATCAGATATTCATTTATATATCGCCAAATCTGTCCACGGCAAACAGTCATCGCCTCCATATCAATTATATTATTAGTGTATATTTGCCCATACCCCATAATATGATTCCCGACTAAAAAATATATTTTCTCTTTCAATCCTGCTTTCGGATGCTTCTTCAAAACATGATAGAATCTACCTTCATAAGGCTTGTCCTGAGATAATCGCTTATAACCGCCGTTATCTACGCTTACAATAATATCCACCGATTATCCTTTCATTTCTACTTCTGCGGTTGTTGTTTTTATATTCCCTGTACCCGGCAATCCTATTCCACTCCCATTACAACAGCGGCACGGTTCATTTATGCCGGTCTGTTTATTGTGCTGAAAGCCTCTACCATCACAACATGGACATACAACCTGACAATAGTGTTGAGTTCCCTCTATATTGTCTTTACCTGCTGATGTTCCCTCTGCCATTTTTACAATCACTCCTTTTCCTATAACATCTTTAGTAAACATCTTTCTTGAATATTGTCTTATATATTCGCAATCATCATGGCATGTTTTAGATTCACCTGAAGTATAACTGCCCCATCCAGACTCGCAATAATGACACGGATACACTCCCATTTCTATCGCACCAGCCGGATTAATCGGCTCCCGTCTTATATTCTCAGATTCCATTTTGCCCCCCTTAATTGTAATCCCATTCATCAGTTTTTCTAAATAACGGTATAACCCTCCCGCTTCTCATAGCACTTCTTTCTCTTGCCCTTCTGACCTTTTTCATCATAGTCTTAAATACTCGCCCCGGTTTATACCAAGCTTTTTTATCATCGTACTTATACCCCCGATTTTCATAATACATATCAGGGTCTTTCTTTCTGCGTGTTCTGCTCACAACATTTTCTCCCATTCCGCCTCGACCGGCTCTTCATACTGATCTTTAGCCTCATCATATACGGGAGCCAGACAATAAATAAAAGAATCGCCCTTATCCGGTGATCTCCCCAACCGCTTTTTATACTCTTCTTTTAACTCTACCTTCTGCCGGCCATCGCTATGCGTTTTATATTTCATCCCGCTGAGTTCTTCAATCAACTCTTCATCATTCGGAATTGAAATTACATTACCTTCTTTAAATTGCCGCTCAAATACAGCCCTTGCATGGAACCACATTTCGGCTCTGTAGTTATAATACTTTCTATTATCGCTCGCCGCTTTAGCACTCATCAATCCATAACAGGCATATCCCAATTCTGCTATTCTATCGAATACCCCGCTACCGATCCCATCAGCATCAATCTTAATTACCGCCCTCGGTACTGTATCATAAGGATTGATCCCCCGCTCTGCCATTCCAGTAGATATAATCCCCGCCGTTTCCATAGTATTTCTTTTTTCCCATACCATTTGCGGCAATACGGTCTTATCTTTCTTCTCAGTCAATACACTTCTATCATCGCCGAATCTCGCTACATCCTGCCCGAATGTCCATTCACCGTTTAGATCAATATCTACATCAGCATCGACTGCCGACATTATCCACGCTAAAGGAATAATATTATCACTGCCTTGCTCCCAGAAATCGCCGACGACCTTGCATATCCATAGTTCCGGCCGACTTGTAAACCACGCCCTTTCTCTGCCATCAATCCATTCATCATCAGCTATTTGTATTTCCTTTTTTAATATTGCAGGCCATTCGGCTTTAGTCTTTAGTTTGCCGTATTTTATCAGTTTTTTATTCAAATATTTTTTAAACTCAGGTCTGACCTTATCTGGATTAACAAAAGGCGAATCCCAGGCCGACATATTAATACACTCCCACTCACTTCTTTTAGCAGTATGGTGCTTCCTGAATGGCGCTTGCTGATCCGCTCCGTCTGTAGTAGATATCTCCAACATCTTAGCCATACCGCCCATGCTTCCATCAAGAGCATCATATACCCACTGAGCGATACTCTTTGCTTCATCCAGGACAAAAAGAATATGAGCACTATGCCAGCCCTCTATCCTAGTTGCGTTATCTGTGGCAAATCCGATCATATAACTTTCCGGATTGCACTTAACCTCTACTTGTAGGCAAACACCTCTAAGCTCATTGCCCATCCGCATATAGATTTCTCTGATTTCCTTCCATAAAAGCTTTTCTATCTGTCTATTGCCGGGAGCTGTGGTTACTACAATCGCATCTTCATAAAGATTAAGATAAGTAACCGCAATTGCTGCTGCCGTCTTGGTCTTACTTAACCCATGAGCCGCCCTTACAGTTGTCCGCTTATTATGCCAAACAGCATCAATTACCATCCGCATTCCAGACCATAACTTAATGCCAAGCTTGTCCTCTATGAAAAAAGCAGGATGTTCCAAATAAGCACACAAGAGATTCGCTTGTGCTTTGTCTTCATTAGAGATTTGTTCTTTAATTGTTTGACGCAATAATGTCTTTTGCGACATACCCCAACTCTTTGGCTTTTTTAGCCACCCTCAACATTTCATCAATCGGAGAATCCTCTTTGATCTTCATATTGATATCTTGCTTTATAGTTTCTTTTCTGCCATAGGTTGCAAAAGCTACTCTCTCAAGATACCATGCGGCTGCCTGCCATGTCTCTTCTGCTGCTTTATGAATAATTTTAACACATCTGGCAATTGCTATTTGCCGCCCCTTTTTTACGGCGTTTGTAAAGTCCATTAATCTTTGTGCTTCCTGCATGGCTCTTTTGGTTTTATATTCTATTTTTCCGATCTTTGTTCTCTCAATTAATGCAGTGCCTTTATTTTTCCATTGATACCATGTGCTCTTAGGTATGCCCAAAGCCATAAACATCGTTTGATCCGGCAATCCTAATTCACTATGTTCAATTATGGTTTTTAACAACTCTTCAGTTAATGTTGTTTTCCGGCCGATCTTATAGGTTGTTTTCTTATCCATTAAAAT